GAGATACGTATATCCTGTATAGCTACAAATATGGAACAGGCCTCTGAGCTATTCAGAAGAATAACAGGACATCTTGAACGGGCAGACTGTTTCAGACTATATAGAAATAAACCTACTCTTAGTTATATGCAGCTGTCTTCCCAAAGAGACCTGGAAAAATATAAAGGGATGAGACCATCCATACGACTTGTAGCTGCTCCCTGCAGTGGTCGTGGTATTCGGGGACACAATAATATCATAGCAGTCATGGATGAAATGGCTTATTTCTTTGAATCTGATACGTCTACAGATAAATCTGATGCCAATATCTATGACTCAGTAACTCCTTCTACAATCAAATTTGCTCCTCATGGAAGAATCATATGCATTTCCTCTCCTGCTGCACGTTCAGGTAAATTTTATGACCTGTATCAGAGATCCATGGAGGTCGAGTGCAATGACTGGTTAATGATTCAGGCCCCTTCCTGGGAAGTTGATCATACACTATCATCAAAAATTTTACGTTCAAAATTTTCTGAAAATCCTACTACATATATTGCTGAATATGGGGCCCAGTTCAGTGATAGAGTATCTGCCTGGATAGAGAATGAACAGGTTTTAAGAATTAACATCATTCCAGGACTAAGGTTAAAAGATCATAGTTACGAGAGATTACCTCATTTCATGGGAATAGATGTTGGACTACGCGGAGACGGTTCAGCCATAGCTGTAGTACATCTTACCAGACGTGAAGTTGATGGAGTTCTTAAAGATCTCATAGAACTGGACCATGTTGAAGTTCGGTATAACTGGGAAGAACATAAAGAATATTTTCAGCCGGAAGAAATTGCAAACTGGATAGCTTCTTACAAAGATAAATTTCTCATTGTTAAAGGCGTTATGGACCAGTACTATGGACTATCTATGATACCTGTACTTCAAGAAGCCGGCATGAAACAAGTAGAAATAGCCCAAATGACCCGAGAACTAAATTCTAAAATATATCAGAATTTAATGTCACAAATGCTCAATGCTTCTTTAAGAATCCCTGAAGGTAATGAAGTAATAATAGATGGTCGTAAAACCACCGATATTCCTCTTGTTACAGAAATGCTTAAACTACAGGCAACTATCCATTCCAAATATCTCATTTCTGTAGAAGCTCCTCAGGTAAAAGGAATACATGATGACTGTTCTGATGCTTATGCCCGGGCAGTCTATCTTGCTACAGAATATCTGTCCCAGGGTGGTGGAGTTTCCCGACAGAATGTTGCCGGGGCAGTAGGTTCTACGACTCCTACCTATAGGCAGTATTATATGAAACAGAAAAAAGTTTCTTCTTACACAAATAGACCTTCAACTTCTTTGCAGTTAAGTACGAGCCAGAGCCGTTTTAGTAGTTCTATGAACAGTTTACCTAATAGATTTGGTAGGTGATTATGTCTGAAATATATGATGGAAGTTATGCTCCTGATCTGTTTAATGAAGAAAAACGTTATTTTATTCTTCAGGCTCAGCAACAGGCTAATCTGACTGATGCTGAACTTAGAGACCTGAATCATATTACTAATACCTATACACGACGCTTCATTCAGGATCAGCTCATTGATAGTGCTGCTATAGGTAATGGATTTAAAATAACTGAGAATACTTCTGATAAAACAAATAACTTCCTCATTACAGGAGGAGCAGGGTCTGTTGAAAATTCCGGGGTATATTATCTGAGAGGGTTTCGTTTATCTCTTCGAAATGATATAGCTTACAAAGATCAGACAGATACAGGAAGTATCACCGACGATTTCTTTACAAAGACAGCTCTACCAAATCTGACTACTCCGTCTGGTTCTGACAGAACAGATTATGTCTATGTTGATTTTCATCTTGCTGAGGTCTCAGGAGATAGCTCTAATAGCGAGTATATTGACAGTTCTCTTATTGATGTCCTTATAGGATCTCCCAGTGCTAACAGACTAAGAATTGTTCAGGATATTAAAGTTGCAGAAGGTGGACCCTCTCCTTCTGATTATACGACCTCTGATGGTACCCAGGTCATACAGCATTATGTATCTGCTTTAGCTTTAATAAATCGCTATGACGGTAAAGACACTATTGATTCTACGGATATAACCGATTTAAGAACTATAGTCCGGACTACCTATGAACTGGATCAGGCTCTTAAAGCTGGTGGAATCGACAGCTCTTCTATAGCCTCTGGTGCTGTTACACCTGATAAGCTGGATCAGACTGCCTCTTATATCATAGGTGCTCTGGATGCCTCAGGAAATGTTCATGTAGGTGGTAATCTGACTGTTGATGGTACGGTCTCTGGCGGACAGGTAACTTTTGATAGCTTGTCCGTTAATGGGTCTGTGTCGTTAGGAGATTCAACAAGTCCTTATGATAGTACTATAAATATTTATGGACCGATTGTTCAGAATATTGATACCAACGTATCAGCTTATACTCTTACAGCCGGCTCTTCATCCAATCAGCCCCTGTTTAATATCATCACAGATGGCTCGGGAAATGTCTTTCACATCACGAGTGATTCAGATACTACAAAATGTCTTTTTGATGTGACTTCCAGTGGTAAGGGTTATGATTTCTGTGTAACCCATTTGGGTACATCAGGTGGTATTTTCAGTGCTCATGATGATGCTACTGGTACAAGTTTTTCAGTAACCAAGGATGCCAGTTATGGTTCATCCATTGCTGTTAATACAAAATCAAGAAATTCTGCCCTGTCAATAGTCAATACTTCTGTAGTAGATTCGACTTCACTTTCTATTGACCAGACTAAAGGTGTAGGGATAAATCTGTCTTATACAGACGGTACCGGGTTGAGCATTCATTCCAGAGGAACAGGAATAGACCTGAAAATTGTCCATGATAGTTCCTGGGGTTCTGGAATAGACATGACCAACTATGGATCCAACGGGGCCCTGAATATAACAAATAGAGCTGGTCAAGCAGCTAATATATACCAGAGTGCTAATGCTACTGTTCTTTCAATAGATAAAGACAGTACTGGAGGAGGTCGGGGTCTTGAAGTTAATTATAGAGGTTCTGATGTAGGTCTTGGTGTGTATAGTTCTGGGTCAGGTATCGGACAGATTATTTCTCATGTTGGCGATGCGTCTTATCCGGCTCTTGATATTTATGTATCAGGGACTGTTTCAGGACCTGTTCTCAGGATCAATAAAGCTAATGAGGAGTTAGGTGAAGTGGTTTATCTGTGGAATAGAGGCTATAGTGAAACTATAAATATCTACCAGGACCGGACAGATTCAACAGCTTCAGTATTTAAAATTAATAATGATAGTTCCGGACTTGATTTCAGTTCTAATTACTGGAAAATTGATAATATAGGTACTATTACCACTCTTGGAGACGTCTCTTCAAGCTGGGTTGCTTTTGATCAAACACATCACATGTCTGCTGCCAGTATCTGGTTAGACTCTTCCAATATGGACTCTTCAAATCCAGGTATAACCGGAAAAGTTTTTAATGAACTTGGTTTTCTAAGAATAAGTGATGGCACAAATTCTCTTCATCCTGCTCAAGGTAATACAGGGATTCAAGGTTTAACAGGACTTGTTGGTATAACAGGAATTGAAGGTGTTAATGGTATTCAGGGTGATACTGGAGTTAAAGGTCTTACTGGTTTTTGTGGAAATACAGGTATTCAAGGACAGACAGGTATTCAGGGATTAATAGCTCCTGCTGGTGCTATTTCTAGTAGCTTCGCTATTCTTAATGGGAGTTATCAGGATACCACAAGTTCAAATTTTGTTGATGTCTTAACTACATCAATCACGTTAGATTCTTCGGCTTATGTCTATGCACATATGTCTTTTCAATCAGATAGCACAGGACCCGGAACTTTTCCAACTGTGGCTGCTTTTCGTTTAATTATAGGTGATTCTACAGGAATAGAATTACAGAGATGGGTTCTTGGTGATGATGATGTAGAAATAGGTTCTATCGATCATCGTACAGGTACTTTTTTAGATTCTGGCATTTACACTATCAGAGGTCAATTCAGAAGAGTAGATGGAGAAAGATCCGTTGTAATCAAAGAAGCTCAATTATATGCCCAGGTTCAACAAGGAGATAGCGGTCCTCAAGGAGAAACAGGTTTACAAGGACTGACTGGATTATATGGAGCTACAGGATTACTAGGTCCAACTGGAATTCAGGGTAATACGGGAGTTCAGGGCGAAACAGGATTTGGAATTCAAGGACAGACAGGAATTCAAGGACAGACAGGAATTCAAGGACAGACAGGAATTCAAGGATTAACAGGAATTTTCGGTCAGACTGGAATCCAGGGTGTTACTGGTTTAGAAGGTCAGACCGGTTTAAGTGGAGATCCATCACCATTACCGACTGATTATGTTACCAGTACTACTCAAGACACAACAAGCAATACTTTTATTGATATTCCTGGACTGTCCGCTTCTATAACTCTTGAATCTTCTGCTTATATACATGGATTGATGACTGTACAATCAAGAAGTACAGGAACCGGTGACTATGTAACAGGTGGATTTAGAATAGCTATTAATGGTTCTCTTGGCTCTGAGTATGATACTTTTATTCTCACAAATGATGATCTTAAAATAAATACTGTACAGCATCGTGCTGGACCTTATGCTTCTGGAGTGTACATTGCAACCGGTCAATTTAAAAGAGTAGCCGGAACTAAAAATCTACATATAGATGTCGCAAATCTTTTCCTTCAAGGCCAGCAAGGTACTCAAGGTTTTCAGGGTGATACAGGAGTACAGGGACAGACCGGTATCCAAGGTATTACTGGGCTTATTGGTGATACAGGTGTCCAAGGCGCTACTGGTTTAGAAGGCCAGACGGGAATACAGGGACAGACTGGTGTTATAGGTATTACTGGACTTATTGGTGGTACAGGAGTTCAAGGAGTAACAGGATTTTATGGGGACACTGGAGAACAGGGAGTTACAGGTATTCAAGGTCAGACTGGTATCCAAGGTAATACAGGTATTCAAGGAGTTACTGGTTTAGAAGGTCTAACGGGTATTCAGGGTATAGGTCAGACTGGTATCCAAGGTAATACAGGTATTCAAGGAGTTACTGGTTTAGAAGGTCTAACGGGTATTCAGGGTATAGGTAATACAGGTATCCAAGGTAATACAGGTATCCAAGGAGTTACTGGTTTAGAAGGTCTAACGGGTATTCAGGGTATTACTGGTTTCGGAGGATCTTTTGTTATAGGAACTCCAACACCAACAAGTACTGGTTCACAAGGGGAACAATATTTTGATGGTACATATGTTTATAAATGTGTAGCCACAAATGATTGGGTACGTTGGGTAGTAGCAACATCTTGGTAGTATTTTTTAGAAAGGGTTTTTAAATGGCTCTGATTAAGGGTTTAATAGATGCATCTTCTGGATATGAGATATCTAATGCTGATGGTCGTTATGGTATTAAAGCATCTTCAGCTAATTATTTAATGACTTTAAATTCAGACGGCTCTTATATAAATTCCCCTTTATATACAGACGGTACTTATGTAAGTTCTTCTATTGGTCTTGACGTCACTGGCAGTATATTGTCATCTTCTTTTTTTAGAGATCAGAATGGTTGGATGACTACTAAAAGTCAGTCCATTAATTTACCTGTCACTAATCAGCTCGGAGGAGGTTTTGGAGGAAGTGTTGCCCCTTTATCCTCTGGAGACATGACTACTAATGACTTCGTAGAATTTGATGCCTCTACTAATGTTGCTAATACAGTGGCATATAACGGTTCTGTGTTTGATGGCCGGTATCTCTATCAGGTCCCTTATGGAGGGGCCTCAGCACATGGAAGAGTAATTAGGTATGATACTGCTTCATCTTTCTCTGATAGAAGTTCCTGGACTTCTTATAATGCTTCTGGTACGGGTAATGCAGATAACTCTACTGCTGTTGGTTATTTAGGGGGTTCTTTTGATGGGCGTTATGTCTATTATAGCCCTTACTGGACAGGGTCTACACGTTATGGGAATATTTTAAGATATGATACTAAAGCTTCTTTTAATAGCCCATCATCTTACTCAGTATTTGATGCCACAAAGATTAATCCTAATGCTAAAGGGTTTTATGGGATGGTGTTTGATGGTCGGTATAATTACCATGTCCCTAATTATACGGGGACCGATTATCATGGGAATATTCTGAGGTATGATACTTCCGGTAGTTTTAAGGATGTAGCATCTTATTCAGTATTTGATGCTACGACATTAGATACATCAGCTAGGGGTTTTGTTGGAGCTATTTTTGATGGTAAATACATCTATTATTCCCCTAATAGAGTGACTGGAACAGTCCTTAATGGAAAGGTATTAAGGTATAACACACATAAGGATTTCTTGGATGCAAGTTCTTATAGTATTTTTGATTTAGGGCTAATGAATCCTTTAGCTAGAGGTTATTTTGGAGGGACTTTTGATGGCAGATTTGTTTATTTAACTCCATATTATAATGCGGCATATCATGGGAACGTAGCTCGGTATGATACCCTAAAGAATTTCAGTGATACGACTGCCTGGGAGATTTTTAATATTGCTGCACTAGGAACAGGATTTGAAGGGGCCTATTTTGAGGGTAGATATGTTTATTTTGTTCCTTATGATAGCTCTAATTTAGTTCGATATGATACCCAGCAGAGGTTTTCAGATATTAGTTCCTGGTCCAGATATAATGTGGTAAGAAATAGCTTTACAGGGATAAATTCAGATGGAAGATACTTGTACTTAACTCAGGCTCAGAATTACATTATAAGATTTGATACGAAGACAGTGTTATCTTCAAATTATCCGAGTCTGGATAATTTAGCTGTAGGAGAAAATTTATATATAGACTCTTCTTCAGGGTATGTAGGATTAGGGACTAAAACTCCTCAGGCTAAATTAGATGTTCAGGATACTACGAACCAGTTAAGATTAGGGTATAATGATTCTACTCAGGTTGTTTTTAATGCTGATTCTTTTGGCAGTCTGAATATTTCGTCTAATAATTCTCAATCAAATATTAATGTTGATAGAATGTCTGTATCAGCTACTCTTTTTAGAGATCAGAATGGTTGGATGACTACTAAAAGTCAGTCCATTAATTTACCTGTCACTAATCAGCTCGGAGGAGGTTTTGGAGGAAGTGTTGCCCCTTTATCCTCTGGAGACATGACTGCTAATGACTTCGTAGAATTTGATGCCTCTACTAATGTTGCTAATACAGCGGGATATTACGGTTCTGTATTCGATGGCCGATATCTTTACGAGGTCCCTACTACTACACCTACAACAGCACATGGAGTAGTCATTAGGTATGATACAGCTTCTTCTTTCTCTGATAGAAGTTCCTGGACTTCTTATAATGCTAATGGATCAGGGAATGCAGATAATTCTATGGCTGCTGGTTTTGTTGGAGGATCTTTCGATGGCCGCTATATCTATTATAGCCCTAATTATGTGACAGGAGGTCTTACTCTTCATGGGAATATTTTAAGGTATGATACTAAAGCTCCTTTTAATAGCTCTTCTTCTTACTCAGTATTTGATGCGACAATGATTAATCCTAATGCTAAAGGGTTTTATGGAGTAGTATTTGATGGCCGGTATAATTATCATGTCCCTTATAATTTAACAAATGTCGTTTATCATGGAAATATTCTGAGGTATGATACTTCCGGGAGTTTTAAGGATGTAGCATCTTATTCAGTATTTAATGCTACGACATTAGACACTTCCGCTCAGGGTTTTTCAGGGGCAATATTTGATGGTAAATATATTTATTATGTCCCTTATATAATAACTAACGCAATTGGTAATGGGAAGGTATTAAGGTATAACACACATAAGGATTTCTTAGATACCAGTTCTTATAGTCAATTTGATTTAAGTTTAATGAATACTTTAGCTAAGGGGTATCGAGGAGGAACTTTTGACGGTAGGTTTGTATATTTTACTCCCTATTATAATTTATCTACAGCAGTTTATCATGGGAACGTAGCTCGGTATGATACCCTAAAGAACTTTAGCGATGCCACTGCTTGGGAGATTTTTAATATTGCATCATTAGGAGTAGGTTTTAATACGGCTTATTTTGAGGGTAGGTATGTTTATTTAGCTCCTTATGATAGCTCTAATTTAGTTCGATATGATACCCAGCAGAGGTTTTCAGATATTAGTTCCTGGTCAAGATATAATGTAGTAAGATCTGGGATGGGTGCGTTAAGTTCTGATGGGAGATTTTTATATTTAACGCAGAATTTAACAGAGCAGAATTATGCTATAAGGTTTGACACGAAAACCTCGAAGAATTATCCGAGCCTGGATAATTTAGCTGTTGGGAAGAATTTGTATATAGACTCTTCTTCAGGGTGGGTCGATTTTGGGGCGAAGAGCCCTAGCGCTCCTGTCACGATAGATTCTACTAATAACCCTCAGTTGATGATTAGGTATAATGATACCACGACAGGTTCTTTGAGTGTTAATAATCAGGGTAATTTAATAATATCTCATACAGGATCTACTGCCTATTTATCTACTGATATGTCTATTGGAAGAGATGTGTCTATTGGAAGAGATGTGTCTATTGGAAGAGATTTATCTATAATAGGGCATGTTAAAACACCTGTTATAATTGATTCTACAGTAAATCCTCAGTTGAGAATTGCTTATAATGATACCACGACAGGTTCTTTAACTGTCAATAGTCAGGGTAATCTACTAGTAGATTACACAGGAGATAGTGTTTATTTTTCTGAAAATGTTCAAGTAGAAGGGATAATTAGAGATAAGAATGGGTGGTTAGATACAAATAGATTGTCAATGCGTCGGTTAAATCATAGTAGTGAGGCTTCATTAACTATAGGATTGTCTAGGTTGGAAGGAGGCTTTCAACCTGATACTGTTACTGATGGCCTTGCTTATTATAGCTGTTGTAGTAATGGACGATATGTTTATTATGGGGGTGGTTATACATGGTGGAATCCAGGACCACAAAATTATGGGGCATTTCTTCGTTATGACACTTATAAGCCATTTGAAGCAGCTTCTTATGATTGCATTAATACAAATGTAAATGGTGAGGTTATTACCGTTGGTATGGTGGCTACTTTAATTACAGATAGTAGTAATTTATATGGGGCAACAAGGTATACTGAGGTAACGAGGGTACAAAATCCTGGTCATATATGGAAGTATAATACTAGGGATCCTTTTGTTAAAAACAGTTTTACTGTATATGATACCTCTAATAATATTGATGCTAGTTGTTGCGGCTATTGGGGTGCTGCAAATGATGGTAGTAACTTATATTTTGCTCCTTTTGGGTTTGATAATGCAGGTATGGCTTTAAAGTATAATCTTAAAGGAGATTTTACAGATGCTTCTTCTTGGACGAAATTTGATGTAAGTAATTTAGACGGTACTGGGAATGCTGTAGGATTTAGTGGGGCCTGCTTTGATGGCAAATATGTTTATTTTACTCCATTTAGTAGAGGAAGTCTGTTAAGATATGATACTTCAAGAGGTGTTTTTAATGATGCATCTTCCTGGCAACATTTTGACTGTTCAAATTCTTTAGGGGTTTTTAATCTTGAGGGGGCAGTGTATGATGGTAGGTATGTTTATTATTTGCCTGGTAATATACCCCCAGATTTGCCTCCACCTTCTACTAATAAAAAAGTTCTTCGTTATGATACTGCTTTAGATTTTACATCGGTTACTTCTTATACGTCTTTTGATATTGGTATGAAAGCTTCAGGGGGTCATTTTGATGGAAGGTATTTACATGTAGCCCCAGCAAGAGATTATTGTAATGTAAAGGTGTATGACACATATCAAAGATTTGATAGTACCTCTTCTTGGATTACTGTATTTGGCGGTATTGGGGGTTATTGGGGTATATGTTCAGATGGGGTTTATATATATGTTGCCCCTAATAATTTTGATAATAGCCGTTCCAGCTTAAATAAAATAATGTATCGTTATAAGTTGACTTCTGTAAAAGAGAATTCATGGAAAAACAGTGCTATTTCAGATGAGCTGTTTATAGGCTCTTCAGGTGTAGGCATAGGGACTATAACTCCTCAAGCTAAACTAGACGTTAGTGGTAATGCTAGAATAGGGGTTGGAGGTTATAATACTGGACATCTTCTTCTTGGTAATTATCATTTCTGGGTAGATAGTACTGGTAATTTAAGAATAAATAACGGACAGCCTGCGTCAGATGCTGATGGTACTGTTGTAGGATTACAATCCTAAAATAAAAATATTTCTTGACAGTAAATGTTTTTTACTATATATTTGAGGTAGATTGATAGCTGATCTTTGATAAAAACGAGAGCTTTGAGCACTTATTACTTCAAGGGCATACATTAACATATAGCTCAGTTGGTTAGAGCAGTTGCCTTCAAAGCAACATGTCACGGATTCAAACTCCGTTATGTGATCCAAAGGTTTCGACCCTAAAAGGTCGAGATCGTTTTGCCTGTGAGACTTGTGCTCAACTCTCTCTTTATATTTTGTCATGCCTTATGGCGTGTGGATTGAAACGAAAATTTAGGTGTCTTTTACCGTAAGGGCTTACATTCATTTCTCGGTTCGATTCCGAGTGTACCTTCCAAAACTCAGACACCTTTTTTAAAAATTTCATGCGTTTTGTATTTTGTCATGCCTTATGGCGTGTGGATTGAAATAAATCAAGCGATATAGAAAATAGCTCTCACAACTCAGACACCTTTTATAATCTAAAGCCGGAAAGTAGAAATAAAAAATATTTCTTTTTTCGGCTTTTATTTTTTAATCTAAAAAGTGTATAATACATTAAACCTTATTTACAAAGGAGCCTGTTTATGTCAGTTCATGTTATTTACAACGGTCGTACTGAAGACATTGCCTTTGATGAAATGTTTTCTTCTGAACATCTCTCAGGCCTGGGTATCACTGGAACGGTCACTCCTCAGTCAGTCACACCTGAGCAGGTTAAAATGGCCGCTGCTCAACATTTTGATGTTGGTCTTAATGAATTCCAGGACCATTTCGTGGAAATAAATCCAAACGGTAATATCACCGTACGGCCACAGACAACTTTCGGCTAATAGCCCATATATACAAATAAAATAAGATAGGATTAATGACATGGCTACTCAAAGAACGTCCCCAGAAGAGGATATCAGAGCACAGCTCCTCAACTCAATCTTAACCTGTCCTCACAGAGACACTGATAAGGTTGAGGAAGTCCATAAAATGGTTCAGGAAAAAGACCCTGTCTTCTATGCCCATTTTGCTTCATGGCATAGAGATAAAGGTGAAATAAGGGATTTCAATGAGGTCTTTTGTGCCCATCTTATCACCGATCCTTATATTGAAAATAGAGAAGTCGGTCTCGGCCTTTTCCGTGACCATGTCTCTTACATGAAAGAAAGAATTACCGGTTATATTAAAGGAAAGATCGTTAAGCTAAAAAATAAAACCGGTAAAAAAATAACTGTCAAGGTTGGTAAAAAGAACAAACAAGTCGATGAGTATACTTACACCGATAAAAAAGTCGGCCTTAATAAAAACATACCTGGAGCACTCAAAAATGAAGTGGCCCAGTATCTGAGATGGCTTGAAAAGAACGATATCCGTTTTGATGCCGAAGCCCTTAAAAACGCCAAACATTTGAAATACCTCTATGCATCAAGAGGTCTTCAAATCAAGCCTTCTGAAAGAGCCCAAAAAGTACTGTTTGAAAAGAAATATCCTGAAGACAGTCGTTTAAATATCTTTAAAAAGATCACGTCAGCAAAGTCTGCCGAAGCAGCTAAACTGATTGTTGAAAACAATATACCCTACTCGATTGCTGTGGGTCTTATTGAAAAAGTCACCCCAGCTATTCTGGTAGCCCTAGTCCATGCCATGACTCCTCAGGAACTCATTGCCAATATGGCTTCCCTGAAGGAGAAAGGGGCTTATGATAATCCTGAACTGAAAACCATCATCATGACCAAACTGGACAAGGCTAAGACAGACAAAAGAGTCACATCTTTAAAACCAAAAGAGGCTATTAAAGCCGGCAACATCAAAGATGAGGAGATTGAAAGAAAGCTGGACTCTGTGGCTGATGCCAGCATCAAAAAATCGGGCGTTATCAGAGTAGACACAGCTGTCTTTGTGGATAGATCTGGTTCAATGAGTACTGCTATTGAAATAGGTAAAAGAGTAGCAGCTCTGATATCAGGAGCTACTGAGGCAGCGATATATGCCATAGTATTTGACAGCATGGCCGCAATGATAGAGCCAAAAGGAACTACTCTAACTGCATGGGAAAAAGCCTTTGCACCTATCCATCCTCATGGTAATACGTCTGTAGGGTCTGCCCTTGATTTTCTTTCCAGAAGAAATATCAAAGTAGATCAAATAGTTATTATCACGGATGAGCAGGAAAACTGCCATCCTTTGTTTGTTAACGCTTATGCAGAGTATACTAAAAAGTATAATGTAACGCCTCATGTAGTCATTATCAATATAGGCAGTTATGATTCTACTCTCAGCCAGACAATGAAAGCTGCTGGCATTGAGTTTGATTCATATAAACCTACCCAGAATGACTATGTGGCATTGCCGGGATTACTGACTCTACTAGCCAGGAAGACTAAACTCGACCTGGTTTATGAGATCATGGATTATCCTCTGGCTACAAGAAGACCTTTTCCAGTTAATGACATGGACAGCACATTCGTGAAACTTAATAAGAAAAGGAAACCAGGAGCCCGTAAAATTATCCTGGATGTTAATTGCCCATAAAATGTCTATTTTTGACCTTATAAAAAAAATAGGAGAGAAGGAACAGGCCATTACTGAAATGGAGTTCATCTCTCCTGTCTTTTCTCAGACCCGGGTAGCCACCAGAATAGAAGGTCTGTTCTACTTCCTTGACATAGCACAATCCAAACCTGGATGGTATAAAATACGGCCTATAAATACCAGACACGCCGTTATCGTAGAAGCAGCTGATTTAATGAATATAGAGACTTATCTTAAGGCCCTGGATAAAGTACGGTTGGTTTTAGCCTTTAAGAAAGACGGTGTTTATCACGCTATACCCGATAAGGCTAATAAATATGATTTTATTTATTCTCAGCCCCTTCAGGTATATCTTTATGATGATAGCGTATCTGATTTTGATCGTGTTATAGCCCGTTACGATGGTTCTAATATCTGGTTTGAAAGACTGGACACTTCCAATGACCCAGCCAAGGCAGAGTATCTAAGAAATAGCCTGGAAAAACACTGTGACCCTAAAAACATAAAATTTTCAGGGCTTACGTCTGAAGAAAAACTAGCCTATACTCTTCGAACTACTCTGGACAAAACGTTTTTTGAGAGTCAGAAGAAAGGCCGGCTGCAGAATGATGTGGAACATGCTGGAGGAGTTTTCGTAAAGTTCACTGAAAAATCTGACCATTACAGTGTAACTTATAAAGTAGACGGAGAACAGTTTACCAGTCATATCTCAAAAGATCCAACTCATAAAGTAGTAACAGCCGGGCTCTGTTTGAATGGAAACGATCGGAACTTTGATTTAAAGAGTCTGGTGACGGTTATCAGAGAAGCAAAAAACCGAGATCTGATACATAAAACTATCTAGGATTTTTTATGACTTCAACAGATGAAAAGATTGAGCAATGCTGGTTCCTTTACGGTATCAGGATTGGTCGTTGGAGTTTAGGCTATCTTAAATACCATTCAAAAGGAACAGAGGCTTCTGTTGATTTTGATTGGCAAAAAGTCATGGCCTCAAAATATTTTTTAGGGTGGTATCATACTCATCCTACTTTTTCCTCTGAACCTAGTGAGCTAGACGAAAAAACAATGAGATCCTGGATAAGAGGTCTTGGCCGAAATCTGATCTGCGGCATTCTTGGGACAGACGGGCATAAATGCTGGTACTATTTCAGATGGGGTAATTCTATATGTCATCTGAGACTCAGATCTTATAAAGCAGCCGGATTTGTACTGGTTGATAGGAACAGAACATATGACATGTAGGACCTGTTTAAGAGCTAAAAAATGTGGTGTTAAGATCATATGTAATCGGTCTAATGCATTATCTTCAAATTTTGCGATCGAAGTTACCAGGTACTTTTTGAACAGTACTGTTCCCAGAGATTGTCCTTTAGGTTACGGCACTAAAAATGCCCAGAAAATTTTTGATGCTATCAGGAAAAAATGAATACTCTAATTCACGAACAAAAATACCGAGGCGATAAGCTCCTGGCAAAAATGGCCGAGCAGGAATTCATTGTATGTGGTGCCGGAGCCATCGGTTCTAATCTTGTTGAAAACATGGTCAGACAGGGCTTTAAAAAAATCACTGTAATTGATTTTGATCGGGTGGATGATCATAACAGACATACCCAGACCTGGCATAGACGTGACATAGGACAGCTCAAAACTGCTATTCTGAAGAATCAAGTATTCAGTATCATGGGACTGACTATTTACGATTTTCCCAGGAAACTGGATGAGTCCAATGTCGGAAAAGTCCTTAAAAAGGGTGCCATAATCATTGATGGCTTTGATAACCATGAGAGCAGAAAATTAGTGACCGTGCATTGTCTGAAAAACGACATAGAATGTCTTCATGTAGGTCTTAACAAAGATTGTGCAGAAATACATTGGAACGAGGCTTATCATATTCCAGAGCCGATAAAAGGCATGGATGTATGTGAATATCCTCTGGCCAGAAACGTCATTATGATGGCAGTATCTGTGGCTAGTGAAGTTCTTATACGATTTCTGGACAACGGCTCACGACAGAACTATTTTATTACTCTCGGTGACTTTAAGATAATCTAAAAATCCTCTAAACAAACGGTGCCTAATCAGATATCAGAGGCGGTATCTGGAAATAATGGCACCGTTTGTCCCCTTTATAACCCTTTAAATAATAGCTAATTACAAACTATTAATAATCAATTAATTATTCTACCTTTTGGAATTCTATTTTTAAAGGATATAATATGTCAATTACATTTGTAAGTGGCCCTGGAAATCATTCCCCTCTAAAAAAGACTCAGAAAGATACCTCTAAAGAAGAACCTAAAAAGGGGCCTGAATCCTTTAAACAGAAAAGAGATTTAATAAAACAAAAACAAGACATTGATAAAAAATTACGATCTCTTTCTGCAGCATTACGCTATACTGCGTTACGCATGGCTGCAGATCCTAATGATGATCCCAATGACCTATATAAACAGCTACGACCCATTCTGACAAAAATGAATATCCACGGTAAAGTAGATAGAAGTAAAACAGTCATTACTGAACAAACAGACGATAAAAAAAATAGACTCTATAGAGTTCAAATGCGAAGAGAGCAACAACTTTCTGATAAAGAAATAGAAAGAATAAAAAGAGAAAGAGATTCATTTGAGAAAATTGACTGGGATCCCAAAGGTTTAATGATTTATATATGGGCTCCTTATACTGCCGTTCCTTTAAACTTGGACAAATCTACCCACATGAGATAAATTTGATGTTAAATTCCTGCTTCTCTGAAGAGCACCATCCTCCGCCGTGCGAAGCCCGGCGACGGACTGTGACCTCTCTTCTCCACAGGCTTTATGTTTAGAGAGACTCCGATGGAACTCACCGTATCTCTTTAAATTTAATGCAGCATTTAAATCTCTGTCAAGAATATTTCCACACCCACACTCATAAACCCTATCTTTTAATGTCAGGTCTTCCTTAATCTGACCACAAGAAGAACAAAGTTTACTTGAAGGAAAGAATCTGTCCGCTACGATTATTTCAGACCCATACCACAAAGCCTTATAAGTTAACTGCCTTCGGATCTCACCGAAGGATGCGTCACTTAATGCCTTTGACAATTTATGGTTCTTTAGCATATTCTTGACTGATAAATCCTCAATAACTAAAATCTTAGGCTTGGTTTTCACCAAAGATGAAGTCATTTTATGGATTACATCTTTCCTACAATTAGAGACTTTTTTATGCTTTATCTGTAAAATTTCTACCGACTTTCTTTTGTTTGAAGACCCCTTTTTTCTCCTTGATACTTCTCTCTGCTGCCTCTTCAAAGACCTCTCTAACTTATTAAGATTCTTAGGATTAGCATACTTGGTACCGTCTGATACAGTAGCTAAAGTTTTTATCCCTAAGTCAACCCCAACTATTTCTTCAGGGTGCATAACAGGATTAAGTAAATTTTCTTCTACCTGGACAGAAATATACCATTTATCTGCTTCTTTACTTATTGTATATGAGTTAAATTTTACCCCTTTTACAGGTATATAATTTTTCTCTTTTAATCTTATAGGGGCATTTATTAGAGGTAATTTTATAGAGGATCCAGTGATATAAACTGCCCCTGTAGAAATTCTGAATGAGTCTTTGCCTTTGTGTTTGGATTTAAATTTAGGAAATCCTACTTTCTGGCCTGATTTGATACCACGGAAGAAGTTTTTAAAAGCTTTATCCAGGTCTCTTAGGGATTCCTGAGGGGCACATTTAGTGGACTCGTACATCCAAGGGAATTTTTCATCTTTAAGTTTACAAAGATCTTTATGCTGATTTACGGCTGTAGTGGATTTTTTCTCATTTTTATAAAGCTCTATGCGTTGAGCCAGGCCCCAATTGAAGGCGAAGCGAGCGCAACCGGCGCTCCGCGCCAGAGCGTTACGCTGCTTGTTGTTGGGTTTAAGTTCAGCTTTATAGGCTTTATTTATGATCATGGTATATTAAAATAGTACAGGATTAGGTAGAAATGTCTAAAATTTTAGTTAATTGTTACTACCCTATTTTTTAATTTCAATTTCGACCGGAATAAGGTATATTGTAGCTAAATACCATGCTATATTGAAAGATTTTTAAAATGATTAAAACGCTCTATCTGGGTAATCTTCCTTGGAATGTTACCAAAGAAGATATCGAAAAACTTTTCAATCCTCTGGGTACTGTATCTTCTATAAAAATTGTTAAAGATGGGATTACAGGACGTCCTAAAGGCTACGGATTCATTACCATGGAAAATGCTGAGACGGCAATGAATGTTTTAAATGGTAAAGATTTATGCGGCAGGTCTGTTAAAATAAACGAAGTACACAAAAATTATCAGAACCAAACCGAGAAGACCTCTCCTAAATTCTATATACCGGCAACAAATACCTACTGCTGATCATCTTCAATATTCGTACCCATACCTAAATAATCCAGAAATTTCTTAATATTTGTAATATCTATTTTAGGTATCTGGTTTTTAACAGGCACAGGAAGGTCCGATTTACTATCAACAAGAACAAGTGCAGTACCTTTTACTTTGATGTTATAATTTGAAAAATTTTTCCATAGCTCAAAGAAATCTTTCAAAGCCAGCCACAACCGTTGGTATTTTATTCTCAATAAAAAATTCTGACGATGTAAATAGGCCATAAGATTGGTATTTTTAGTCATTGTTGCTTCAACATCTTTTTTTGCCAAATCAACTACTCTTCTATCGTACTTTTTAATCTGATCAGACAAATGTTCCGGTATAAAACCTACAATCCTATCTGTAGCAAGAATGTGCTCAAAAGTGTAGAAACACCTGGAAGGACGAGGTCTTGACGCTACAATGCTTTTCAATTCATCTCTTTTAGGGTGATCTAAAAGATCCGGAGTGTTGAGAAAGTCGATGAGCTCCTGCCAGAAATTCATGACTTTAGAAGGGCTCTTTTTCCATTTAAGCTTTATAGAAGTTAAAGCTGGTTTCAGTGCTGGGTCTACTTGAATTATTCTATCAATGGTAAGGCCTAGATTCTTCACTATGTTATATCCTTTTGATTGTTCTATCTAATAATACAAAAACCGGCCTCTGTTTTTCAACTTAATATAAATAAAATATTATATTCACGACAAATCTATCTTTCAATTTCAACTATAAAATATGTATCATAGCATATAAGGAGAATCGATAATGAATAATTCTATTAATGCACGTATTGAAGATGATGTGGAAAAAATAGTTTCAAAAGGAGAAAAACTCGGGACCATGACTCACAACGCACTGAAAAATAAAGGGTTAAAACTTATGACCCTTATTGTCACTGTAGTCTTTGGTGTCTTAGGATTAATATATTTTTTCGGAAAACACCTGATTAAGGGAAAAAATAATGCCGAGGCAAAAGTTTGAATTCATCTGCACCAACTGCCAAAAATATTTCGATTTTAATCTGAATACGACTTTAAACGGCAATTACAGAATTCATTGCCCTAATTGCGGACATATCCATTATAGACAAGTTAATAACGGAGCTATAACAGACAATCGTTTCACTGACGGTCATGATGATCAGATACTTGTCGAAGACATCGTGCCCATGGTGTCTTCTTGCAGAGACTATCAAAAAGAGACAGTAGAGGATAACTCTCTTAATGCTAGAGGCTTTGTAAAAAGACTCTGGTCAGAGCTGTTTTCCGGTGTGACTTAATAAGACTATAAAAAGAACAGGCTATAAATATATCATGGAAAGGGCCAAAAATGTCCAGAGTAATTCCGTTCATAAAAGGAAAATCAAAAACTGATAAGTCAGCTGTTGTCCTAGATACAGGAACAATATACGGTCTGACTTATAACATCTATGCCAGAGGTAATATCCATTTGATAGATGATGATGGACTGGTGTTCAAAAAAGACTGTGATATGTTTGAAGATGATTTTACCCGGGCAAATCTCAACCAGATAAAAGACGGGGATGAAATCGTCATTAAAGGAGCCGGCGATACTTCTGATCTTGTTGTAAAATGTACTGATGGAGATATTCAAATGTCTCTTATCAGTAAAGAATTTCCAATAATGAAATCATTAAGAGATCTTATAAGTAAAGCCAAAAAACATAGGGGGAACTCGGTATGACCGACTTAGTAATGGACAGAAGAATCACATGGGATCGTGCTCGTCTTAAAGAAATTGATGAAGCCAAGGTCATGATTCTAAAATATAAACGTATGGGCTATCCGGTTCTAAAGGAAGACGGAACGGAAATGGAAAGATTCGATCCTTTCCTTGAAGAAGTCCTCATCAAAGCACAGAGAATCATGGGTAAAAAAACCCTGAAAATTCTCAATGAGCATGGAGACGAACGACTGGTCTGGGACATGAATAACGGCCGGGAAGCTAAAGAAGCCAAGAAAAAATTCCTCGATTACATCAGCAAAGGCTATAAAGCCTATAGTGTTGATGCTGAAGGAAGAAAGAATCGTCGTATTGAAGAATACGACGTCGAGGCTGAAGAAATTTTGATGGTACCCCCAACAGTCAAAGGCTAATTTATGGCTATAAAAAACTATACCTCTGAAGTCACAGTCAACAAGAGCGTCCAACATATAGAAGACCGTCTGGTAAAGGTCGGGGCATTTAATATCTTAAAAGAGTACTCAGAAGGTGAGCTTTCAGGAATTTGTTTTATCATAAAAACAAATAACAAAGAAGTACCTTTCAAGTTACCTTCCAAGGTCAAAAACGTTGAAAATTATTTAGCTTCAAAGGTTAAAAAAAGACGGTCAGGTACTCTGAACAAAATAAAGAACCAAGCAGCCAGGACCGCCTGGAAGCTACTTTCTGACTGGGTTGATATCCAGGTCAGTCTTATTGAATTGGACCAGGCTGAGCCTTTAGAGGTTTTTCTTCCATATGCATATGATTACCAGAAGAAACAGACCTTTTTCGATCGTATTAAATCCGGAAACTTTCAGCTTTTAGAACATAAGGATAAATAACATGGGGGGCACAAACGAAAAAACAATAAACGGCCTCAGGTATCACGAGGATAACGGTAACGTACATTTTCATGATGATCCCAGATCTTTGAAATTCTGTATGGATAAAGTTGCTTTCGTTAAGGAGATGAAAAATGCTCTCAAAGACCTGTCTAATCAGGATGGTGTTATAAACATAGACGGTAATAATTTTAGTACACTTATTATCGGAAAAATAAACAAAGCCTACTTCATTACTGTTCCTGACCTACTCACAGAAGAAACTATTAAAAACTTACTATAAAGAGGCCTTGTCATGGCAACAGCGGCTGATTATGACATTATGAACGTGAGTTATACTGGGTCCATCTATTCCACTTTTCCTGTTAAATGGACGATACCGTCTGCTACAAATGTTACAGATGGTAATTATCTGTACCCAACAATAGATGATTATAATACATGTATTAATAGCTCCTCTTATACAGTAAAATTTGCAGATGTACCATTAGTAGCAGATTATGTCCCGTTAAAAGAACCGGATGATACAGGACCATACTATCATATTTATCCTCATATTCTACCTATCAACTGTACTGCTAGTATTTCTTTTAGTAATGAGTACACAATAGAAATTAATCCTGTAAATCCCAAAAAACTAAAATTACAAGACAATCTTCGAGTATCAGTAAAGACTCGAGCGGATTATTCCAATAATGTTTCCGACAATGAAAAAGCGGCTTTAGGAACTCTTCGGGAATATGTAACAGAGCTGGAATTCAGAAAGTATCTCAAATACGGATTTGTTCTGGTCAAAGGCATGAGCGGAAATGTCTATCAGGTCTATAAAAACAAGGCACATACTCGAGTATGGAAAAATGGAAAGGTCATAGAAGAGATCTGTGTACGTTTAAAAGGTTTTGAAGCACCTCCTACAGATAATGTCATAGCTTTTAAGACTATGATTGAGGCTGATGAATCTGAATTTAAAAAACTAGGTAATGTCTATAATATGCAATATGCTGCTTAATTTAAGGAGATTTTTTATGCCACTACTATCAGAACAGTACAGACTCAATGAAAAAATAAATGAAGCTCAATTGGCTATTGGTAATCAAATATCTCAGATGGAGAGTAACCACAACAGCATCAAGGAACTTGAAACACTTAATGAAACTCTGAAAAAAAATCTAGAAAAAACCAAAGAAACCATGTACATCATGGAACAGCAAAGACTACATGTAAATGAAATAGTACGCCTTGCAGAAATGCATCTACCTCGATTAAGAGGTGCAACTAATAATGAATTAATAGAATCTGATGTAACTGAACTTAGTAAATGGATTAGCCGAGTGAAAACTATGGATGGGTATTTGAGTATAATAAATGCTTTTAAAAGAATGGAAACATATCGTCCCAAAGACGTGAAAAATCCTTATGCTCTTATACAGAAAATTATCATAGAAGGTCCGTTAAAGAAAAAATCTTAAGGAGTTGTTTTTTCTGGTGAACTTTAAAACTATTCCAATACCATTAAAAATAGGTCTGAATCATATCGATCTTCCGTCAGATTTTGAAATACTCAATATCATTAATTACAGGTCTGTCCCTCATATAGTCATCAATTATTCAGAAGAAGATACAATACGTTACCCGCAATAGAAGGTAAATCAACTGTAGGCCATACCTATATAGGATCTTCTATTATATACAATGACTTATGTCCTGATCAACTTGTCCATATATGGTTAAAGAACTAACAAAAACAATAAAGATTTTACTGAAAAAAGAGGGCTATAAAGTCCTCAGTACTAAATATTTAAAAGAGTTTAATCTTTTGAATATTAATCTGGATATTGTAGCTTCTAAATTTACTGGACTAAGAAATGCATTAACTGTTATAAAACAGATAACCGTAGAAGAGCCTGTCACAATAGGTCTACACTGGGACCTTATGTCTATAGCTAAAAAATACAAAAATAAGGCCCATCTTTTCAGTAATAGAAGTTTTATTATTGATTTAATGTCCGCTAAATAAAGCTATCTTCTTTTTATACAATGATTTAGGTGTTTTTGATAATCTTTTAATTTTTTAATCATAATTTACTTATTTTTTAGAAAGGTTAATTATGTATAAAAAAATTACTGATTCAATTGAAGTTCTGGCATCCAGTCTTGTGTTAGCTGAAATGACCCGGGAAAGAGCTCTTCAGATCATTGAGAAAGCTTCCCCGGAAGAACTTATTCAGGCCCTAAAAGGCATGAAAGCAATGCCTGGAGAGAAGACTGCCTTGGTTAAAGAGCTTCTTCTAGCTCTTGCTATAGCCATTCCTACACTGGCTCAGGAACCTGCTCAGGCTGCTGACCTGGCAAAAAAAATTGAAAATATCAAGACAGAATTCGTAAGCCAGGAAGGTAAAGATATTCCTGCCCAGGGAAGAATGACTATCCTTGTTGATGGTAAACCGAAAACTCTAGAAGCTATGAATGAACATCAGAAAAAAATGCTTGCTGTTATCAGTAAAACCCTGGCTGGTTATAAAGGTCAGCCTCCCGCTGAATATAACGTGATTGCTCGGGCTTTGGTAAGTATGTACGAAAGAGGCGGAAAATAAGAAATACTTCTTTAGGTCTTGAAACAGACGTCCCAAAATCAGCGTTGTATAAAGTAGCTGACCTATTGAACAACTACTTTCTTGTTCAATAGGTCAGCTACTTGGGGCCCTTTATCATAATCTTCTATCCAGATGACCTCTGATTTTTTATTGTCCTCTTTCTCACTGCCATACCATTGAGCTCTCCAATGCCCGGAAACCCTAACCCTATAAGCTAATTTCCAGGCCCCTATACTGCCGGCTTTCTGTAAATCTTTTGATTCCTCTAAATTTTCTTTTAAAGTCGATCCGGCCACAAATAACCGGTATTGATTTGATTTCTCTAACCGCTGTTCCAGTTTTCTTTTCTTCGCAGGAGACTTAAGTTCAGCCAGCTTCTTATTAAAATCAATAGGATCTTGAGTTATTATGTCAGTATTCTTACTGGTAAGATACAGCAGGACATTAAAAACAAAACTAGTAAATTCCTCTGTGTAATCTAAATTTTTTATGGTTTTACCCTGTAAATATCCCCCATCTTTCATATTATTTTTTATATAATTTCGAGCTATGTCCATTAATTTCCCTGAAGGAATTTCCAGCCTAAAGTAATAAGTCGTATCATTAAACGGTATTTTTAAAGTGGGCTTCAATAAAGAACAGGCCATTATCCTGATCTTTTTATATTCTCCAGTATCATTGAAAAAAATATAAAATCCATGAATAGGCACAGTCGACCCATCTATGTCTTTAATACTGAAAAGTCCAGAATCTATCTGGATAAATATTTCCCGGAAAGGGGATTTCAGATAATAGGAATCAATATTCAGGTTTGTCTTAGCCAGTCTTCTTGCAAGTTCCGGCATTATATAATAAATCTTACTGCCACCCTGATCCATATTGAATAAATGAAAATAAATATTCAGAAAATTAGCTGCATTTGCCGGGTCTTTTACAGGTTCAGGTATGATTTCTCTGCAGAAGTCCTCATAAGACGGTTCAGGACCTAAAGCTGTAATTACTTTTTCTACCAGCCAGTCGAATTCTGAAACCTTTTTAAGGTAATTTACTGCAGCTTCATAATGTGTTTTAAGTATGAAATGTGTCATTGTATCTCAATAATGAGAACTTTTACCATCATTTTCACCGGTCAGGTTTCCATACTCACTATCAGGTCTGTCGTATTCAGAGGAATCGTGTAAGATATCTTCTTTTACGATAGCCTCATGTATGTTATCTTGATGCTGTTTATAATAAATTTGCATCATTTTTCTATCTTGGTAATTAATTACCAGGAGAAAAACAAAACCACTAATAAATAAAATACCAAGAATACATAACAAAAATGTTTGCACAATAAGACACTCCTGCTAAAAAATAGCTCTTAATATAATTATACGAAAATTAAGGCTGAAACTAAAGTTTTTTTATAGTCAGCTCTGCTTTATCTGCGGAATAAACCAAAGGAATGACACCAGACTGCTTTAATTCGTCCAATGCATGAGGTTCGTAAGAAGAACATACTGTCACCGGTTGTACATATTTATATAAATGATAATGCAACATAAGTCTATGATGCAGCTCATATTTAGCTATCTGACCGATGAGGTCATGCCTGCCCTGGCCTTTTTTAACTTCAACCGGATAAACAGTTTCTTTGCCCATGAAGACCATGTCAACAAAGCCGTAAGGAGGACAAGGCTGTTCTATATTATACAAATATAAATCGTCATTAAGAATATCTTGAATAATTGTTTTTTTGTCATTTATTTTTCTTACTAAGTCTTTTTGACGCATAGATTCAGGTTCAGGGTTTCCTTTTACAGACCCAGCTAATTCACTGATCCATGACCTTTTAGACACGTCCCCAGACGATATGGAATCCCTTATCCTTTTCAGCTCCATGAACTGGTATGATTCTAAAGAATTCTTGGAACCTTTCGTCTTAAACTCGTCTTGTAATACATTATAAAAGAACTTAGTTTGAGGCAAATTACCTAATAAATAAGCATAATAGCACTTAAAGAAAAGAGTTTCTATCATACACACATAAAAAAAATTAATAAAGAATTACAACTCTCGTTTAACAAAGAGACCAGAAAGTTGTATAATTAGGTATTGAAGTACCCTAAAGACAGCTAAAAACTAAACAAAAGGACATGAAATGGCTTCAAAACAGAAAGTGTGTCTGCTCGCAATCGACCCGCAAAATGATTTTGTAGGCCGAAATGGAGGTTCGCTTGTCGTGGTCAATGCCATCGGTGATATGGATAGGCTATCAAAAATGACTGATAGAAATGGTCCTGATATTGATGATATCCAGATTACTTTGGATTCACACTACCACTACCACATAGCTCATTCATGTTTCTGGCTGGATAAGGCAGGTAATCACCCGAAACCGTTCACGGTCATACTCGAAGACTCTATTAAAAACGGTGACTTCCGGGCAACCAATCCTGAACACCAGGACTGGGCCAATTATTACATCAGTCAACTAGGGGCACAGAAAAAGTTTGCCCTGGTAGTTTGGGAGGACCATTGTATAATCGGCTCTTCAGGGCAATGTATCGACCCGGCTTTTTTTGCTGCTGTCACCAAATGGGAAACCAAGTATTTTGCCATGGCTCCTCGAACGACCAAAGGATCAAATCCTTTTACCGAACATTACGGTGCGGTCAAAGCAGAAGTCGAACATCCCGATGACCCCAAAACCCGGCTCAATACCAGACTCATCGATACGCTCAAAGCCTACGACATTCTGCTTCTGAGCGGTGAAGCTCTGTCACATTGCGTGGCTACAACTATCCGGCAGATTGCTGACGAGTTCAGCGACGATCAGATCAAGAAGTTCGTCCTCCTTGAAGACGCTTGCTCCAATGTGACCGGTTTTGAAAAACAGGGCGAAGACTTTGTCAACGAAATGGTTGGCAGAGGAATGAAAATCGCCAAAACAACCACTTTTTTCAAATAATATCAGCCTGATATTATACTGGAAGGAAAAAAATTATGCCAAAACTTGCAGGTCTTTCTCTTACTGATGTCAACAAGACTCTCAGTGGTTTCGGGTACACCAGTATGTCGGTCGATAAACTGGGTGCTTCTGAATACACTCTCGTGGGTATAGTCGTTGACAAGACCGGTTCTGTTTCTCCTTTTAAAGATCAGCTCGAAGACATGCTTGCTCTGAGTCTGGAATCTTGCAAAAAATCGCCCCGGGCGTTAAATCTCGTTGCCCGATCAACTGCTTTCAATGCAACCTTCGGAAAAGTCGATATCGAAGAAATACACGGCTTTACTTCTCTGTCTGCCATTGATACCACGAAATTCAAAGGCACGATCGAGCCTGATGGCGGGACCCCACTTTTCGATGCCACTCTGGAAGCTGTCGAAGCCTTGTACGATTACGGTAAAAAACTTTACCAAAAACAAATCCTCTCGAACGCCATATTATTTGTCATCACAGACGGCGATGACAATGCATCGGTCAAGGCCGCCAACAAGCCTGAAAAAATCAAGGAGGTCTTGGATAAGATCAGGAATGAAGAAATTCTTGAATCTGTCCGGGTCATTCTTATTGGCATCAATGATACCGAGGCCTACATGAAACAACGGCTTGATGAGTTCATGAAAAAAGGTGGTCTGAGCGAGTACGTCTCCGTGGGTGATGCCACGAAGGGCAAACTGGCTAAATTAGCTCAGTTTGTCAGTCAAAGCACTTCGTCACAGTCTCAGGCCCTCGGTTCTGGTGGAGTATCACAGCCGGTCGATTTCACGTTCTAAAACCAAAAAAGGTATATAATGAACTCCGATTCTTACTTCGAAATAGGGTGTGCCCATAATGTCTGTCAGGACTATGCCCTTAATGGCAGTTATGAAGATATGATTTATGGCATTGTCTCTGATGGATGTTCATCGGCCCCCTTTTCGGAGATCGGGGCACAAGTACTCTGTCATGTAGCTAAACATTATCTGGTCACTTTTTATAGATCAGGCCTTTTTATCAATAGTGATAAAAACACCATAGCGAATACCCTTCGCTCTTGTATCATACAGAGAGCAGACGATATCAGAAAACTATATAACGTCCCTCAAAAAAGTCTACAGGCTACTCTCCTGATCACTTTTGCAATCAAAAACAGGGTCTTTGTTTTTGCCTGGGGAGATGGTGTTATCATCAAAAGAACAAAATTCCCCAGTCCGATTGCTCATTGTACAGAAATAATCCAGATCGATTACCCACCTTCCAATGCTCCAGTTTACCCGGTACTTGATTCAGTTGGGTATCTGGCAGAACACCCTGACACGCGTAAAAAAATCATCTCTTGTAGCAGTGATGGAAAAATATTGTCTGACTATGACTTTACAGGAAACACACTGTTTTCTCCTTTTATTTTAATTGATGATAACATAACGTATATAACAATATGTACGGACGGACTTCTCAGCTATAAAAACAAGGACAAAGACCCTATAGCACACTATAAAATGGCTGCTGAAGTCACCGACTACGCATCCTCAACCGGAGTTTTTGTTGAACGGTGCATGAGATTTTTAAAAAGAAAAAATCTGAAAAACGGCACCACTCATTATGATGATGTTGCCTGTGCATCTTTAATTTTATAAAGGAGAATGTCTATGTCCTTAGATTACAGTAAAGCCGATGAGTACATCAAAGCGTACCCTAAACACCCGTTCACTGCTTTTGATAAAGAAAATCCGAAATCGGGCATCACCAGCTCTTCCTATTGCAGAAGACGAACAAAACTGCTCTCAGGAAAAGACACCAAAAGAGCAATTAACAATAACAGAGGAATTGATTACACTCTGCTGGATCAACTTTTTAAAAAAGCTCCTGACATGACCTATTCAACGTTCCTGGAAAAACATCCTCATTTCAAAATCTCCGATGCCATGTTCTATAATCGTCGGAGACTAATTAATACTAGAAAGGGCTACACAAAAGCGGAAAAAAGAACCTTTACCAGAAGCACTAATAGCCTCTACATGACTGTCTGGTCAAAGCCCATCGAATCTTTAGGGACAGCTCAGGACATCCTTAAGGACCTTATCGAAACTCTTAACACCACTCAAAAACTCCGCTGGGAGCTGGTTGAGCTTAAAAGTCCGGCCTGTCTGGAAATTCGTCAAAGAACTCGTTAATGTGACCGTCAAAATTTATTAAAAAGAAAGGTTTTATATGTCTTTTCACAGTACCTTTATAGCAAAGTTACAGAAAGATAATCATTGGCATGTTGAACACGATTCCAGCCAGATCAAACTTTCCAAAGTCATTGCAGGAAAAGCGGTCTCTATTATGCTTGAACGGCAAAAAAACGAGACCTATGCTCTGAGCCCTGTCAAAAATCTTTTCCAGTCTACTACTTCCCACTATGACTATGCCGTACCGGAAGAACGATGGATCAGGAATAAAGGGATTTTCAATAACTTTGTTCGTACCATCAAACGAGTGGGAATGCACGAGTATATTAATTGGAGTACTTTCATTAAGGTCAATGACAACAATCCGAAATCCAACAAAAAAACGGTCAAGGAACAATTAGCCTCACTTTTACTTATCTCATGAAAAAGACCTATCAAATTAAAGCCGGAAAAAATACGGTCACTCTCACCGACAAGGATTACATAGCTGCCGGTGGCCAAGGTGTGGTATTTGTTCAAAAGGGTCTCGCTTATAAAATTTACCATGACCCTAAACAAACTATTCCTGTGGCCAAGATCAATGAACTGGCAGCTCTGACAAGGCCTGATATCCTGGGTCCTAAAGAGCCCATATATGACCTGTCTAATACTCCTATTGGGTTTACCATGGATTATGTCGATGGGGTAGAATTCCTGTGTAAAATTTTCACTCAGGAATTCAGGAATGATCAGAATCTGTCTCCTCAGGACGTTTCCGATCTTGTTGTGTCCATGCAAAAAGCCCTGGAATACGTACATTCAAAAAGCGTCCTTGTAGTGGACTACAATGAAATGAATTTTCTGCTGGGTAAAAAAATAGTCTATCATATAGACGTTGATTCCTGGCAGACAAAACATTTCAAGGCACCCGCCATCATGGAAAGCATTCGTGACCGGTCTACTCCTAAAGGAGTATTCACCGAATTCACTGACTGGTTCAGCTTTGCTGTTGTCACCTTTCAAATGTATGCCGGAATCCACCCTTATAAGGGCATGCATCCTGATTTTAAACCCAGTGAATGGGCTAAACGAATGGAACAAGGTGTCTCAGTATTTGATAAAAAGACCAAGATCCCGGCTTCCTGTCAGAACTTTAATGTCATCCCCAAACGGCATCTGGAGTGGTATAAAGACATTTTTTCTAAAGGGCAGAGATCGATACCACCTTACCCAGATGATGTCACTGTGCCTGCCCAGATCAAGACGGTCATTGTAAGCAAAGGGGATTTCATCATAAAATTATTAGAAAGCTATGATGAAAATATCCGTAGTGTCTATCACTACAATAATCGCAGATATGTCATAACTGATAAAGCTCTGTACCATGCAGACAAAAAAGTCTGTGATCTGTACCCGAAGATCAGGACCGAACTTTACAGCACCCCGGGAAATGACCCTATACTGGTCTGTAAAAAGAATTCAAGTGTTGATTTCCTTGACCTGAAAAAAAACCTAATCACATCAGTGCCGGCCGAAAACATGATGATGAGTAATGGTCTTATTTATATCATCAATAATGGATTTCTTATTGAAAACACTTTTGAAAATATGGGAAAGCTTTTTCTTAAGAGTCATGTTGTCTGTGACATCAGCCGGTCTTACAAAGTCTACCGAGGGATCATTACTCAGGATGATTTCATGTCCTGTCATCTGGCCATACCGTATGCTTCTGGTAAATGTGTCAATATCCATGCAGAAGAATTAGACGGCAGTCATATTATTGACGCTCATTACCACAATCGAATAGCCGTTGTGATCTCCGAAAAAACAGGGGCTTACTTCCAAACCATCTTTCATTTCTATGACAACTGGCACAACAATTACACCGTCAGAGATGAGCAGATAAATGAAGTAAACCCAGCTAATTTTATTGTACTTCCAAATAAATTATGCGTTCATGTCGAGCAGAATAAAATCAGCCTCTTTAAGGACAACACAAAAAGAAAAGAGCTGGCTGATCCTCCAATAGAACCCTCTATGAGACTCTATAATGAGGACATGACTGTTTTATTCGCAGACGGAAAAAAGCTATATTCTATGGGGGTAAACTACCACGGACACAAAGCCCGTGGCTTTAAACCTGAGACCCTGAACAGATAACACTATTATGTGCAATCATTTCAAGTACTACCAATCCCGATTTTTCAAGGGTGTTTACCGACCCTATCCTGCGAAAGCCTTGCTCTCGCAGGATATATCGACTCCTAATGTTCTTACTTGCAGTCAGGTCCGCATCTCCCCTGTGGCCACAGGACACACATTGGAACTGCAAACCTGTACGGTTCCCATTAGCTATATGCCCACATCTCGGACATTCCTGACTCGTATATGCAGGATTCACAATCTCTGTTCCAATACCTTTCTCGGCAAGCTTATAGCCTGCCTTGAACTGCATTCCTGCATACGGCCACCTACATACCTTCTCTCGAAGATCCTGGCCCTTCTTCAGAGAGGCTTCTCGAATATTGCTAAGGTCTTCGAACACGACCACCCGAGCATTAGACTGAACGGCATACAGGGTCAAGGCTTTAGAAGCAACATGCAAAAGATGTTCCGTAATGGCCCTTTCGCGGTGTGCCAATCGCTGCAAAAGGCGATGGGCCGACCGGGTACCTACGGCTTGAATCTTACTCCGTCTCTGTCTAATACATTTCCTCAGGTGATTAAGTTTTCCGCCAGAAAAGAAGAAAGTTTTATTGTCAGAGGAGTTCGAGGCAACAAGCATCCGCTTGATGCCGGAATCCACACCTACAATGGAACCTTTCTGAACAGGTTCTGGAACTTCTTTTTCATAGCACAAAATCAAATAAAGTTTATTTTTAACAAGTTTAAGTTTCGAATCTTTCCAGGTATTTTGAGGTATGTTGGGATGATACATGGAAATGGTTTCTCCCCAGAGGGAGACACCTTTTTTGGATTTATTGAAATCCCGTTTCCAGACCAGAGGAAGAGTAGGATTTTTAAAAATGGCCAGTTTCCATTTTTTATTGGACTTAGCAGCCTGATAAGTTGCGGTAATATGCTTGCAAATACTGCAAGCAAGCTGGGACGGGAGACTAAATTTTTCACGAAGGGCTGGGTAATAAGCCTTGGCGAGTCGATTAGCGTTCATCTCTTTGGAGTCGAACGCTATAGGACTAAGCCAGTTAAGGGCCAGGAGATAATTTTTGATTATTTCTGGGGCTTTGTTGGAGCCTTTAATTTTAATTTTGGTAGTACGAATGACTTTCATTACACAAATCCCTTGATATCTATGTAATGAAAATATATTAATACATTAAGGTAAGCAATGACTGAGAAAGAATTGCTCATAAAATTTATGGGAGCCACAAAATGAAAAATTCGCCGGATCTGATGAGTATTGGACGTGGTATAATAAATGGAAAAAGTATATAAAGGATCTATCTGAAAAAACATGTTTACCCTAGGTGATTTATCCAGCTAATAAAAATTTAAATCTTTTAGTTTTAAAAACCACTCATAATTTTGTATAATAGGGTATATCTGAATAATATTAAATCTCAAGAAAGGTTGGACTTATGAGAAAAGTAGTAGTTATTCTCCTCAGCTTGTCCCTGTTGCTGTCCTCTGACATTTTGGCCAGGTCCAGTTCTCGTTCCGGAGGTTCTTCTTTTAGGTCTTCACCAAGGTCAGCTCCTAGACCTGCCCCCAAGCCTGCCCCCAAGCCTTCAACACCCGCCCCCAAACCTTCAACACCTCCAGCACCTACTGTAAAACCACCTTCAGGTATCAGTGGAGCTGCTGTCGGCAGTGCCGTTGTTGGTGGAGCTGTTGTCGGTGGTGCCGTTGCTCAGTCCTCGACAGAGAAACAACAATCCTCAACTATTAAAAAAACTACGACTTCTACAACAGAAAAACCCAAAGCTACTTCAGTCAATACTTTGGACAAGAAGCAACAAAAAATATTGGCAGCTAAAGATCAGACTGCCGCTAAAAAATACTCAACAAAAACTGCTGCAGAAAGTGATTATAAAGCGTCCTTAGCAAAACAGAGCACCTATACCAGCCCTACTCCTCCGACACAAAAACCAAGTTATATACCCGACAATGTCACCAGCAACGGCCGGCCTGTAAATGTTACCTATAATGTATACCCAGATGGTCGCTATGGTTATGGCTATATGGACCCCACTACCATGCTTTTCGTGGCTCTGGCAGCAGACCATTACAGAGCAGACCCCTATGAGATGAGAAATGCAGGGTACGGCAATTGGGATAATTCAGGAAGACCGATTGTAGTAAGAAACAGTCACGGCCTTCTTATCTTTTTTATTATTTTAGGCGGTATCGTTGTCACTGTGATCATCGTTGCAGCTATAAAAGGACAGTAAGATGAAGGAGTTTTTAGGCTTTAATAAAGATGATATAGTCACCCTTTCAGATATTCAAACTCAGACGGACTTCTCTGAGATGTCAGTGGATTTCAGAATCATTGAAACCCGGATATACCGAGAACCTAATAATTTCTTTGTCTATACCGGATACGTGATTAGTTATCAACCACCAGAAGAAGACCCTATAAAAATGCTGATCCTTATCCGACAGGTAGGGGGTGCTTCTGATGTCATGGTCTATTTTCTCGACAATGATGGGGCTGCTTCTGATTTTGAGTCTCTTTTCACCGAGGACAAGCAAGACCTCGTCAATCGTTTTGATGTCACCATGCACTTAAAAGACAAA